TGTTTGTCTTTTTCTTGTGCTTCCCATATCATATGTCTTTCAATGAAAGATATACCCAATGGATCTTTTTTTCTGATATCTCCTAACTGCATCGGCGTGGTGTCAAAGAATTCACAAAGTTTAAACTCTAGATGTCCTACACCACTTTCAACGAAAGGATTTCATATCTTCTTCAGACATCGGACCTTGCTGTGTCACTCTGATAAGTTCTGTTATAAAGTTCTGTAGTGTAGAAAACGATACTTTAGTCTTCCAAAACGCTTCATCAAGATTCTTATCTGTTGCTAAAACTGCTGCAAGTTTTGGGAGTTTATCATAGATATCAACCATTCTTTGTAATGATTGAGGATCCATTTTCCCTTCATAAATTGCAGCTTCTGCTGACAATCTCATTATAGTCATCATCTCTGTTTGTGTCGGTCTTTTTGCTTTTATCATTCGTTTAGTTTCCGGTGAAGATTGAAAATCTACAGAGAGGAGATCCTCTTTGTAGTCTCTTTCCAATTTGTCTCTAGTAGCAATTTGTTGGATTATCTTTTGTTTATCGCCACCTTTTTTCTTAGTTACATCTTCACGGAGCTTATCGAAATCTTCTTTACCTATCTTTTTTGGTTCTTCTGCCATAGTTGCTCCTCCATTGGAGTTTTGTTTTTATATAAAAAACATTGAAACATATTTTGATTTCACTATAGTATTGGAGTACTTAAAGGTTGATCTGATATTAATATTCTATCTTCTGTATTATATCCTACACTAGATACCAAATACGGTTTGAGTAATGTGAAATCTATTGATCCTTCTACAATATCATCTGCTGAACCTATAGAAAAGTCGAACCCTGTAACTTGCGCACTAATGAAATAAAAGTTCAAGCTTTGTGCTCCACAAGATCCAGATACCGTAATTGTTGTACCAGCTATCATATCAGATACTATATTGCCTATTGCGGCAGCATGTACCTTACATGATGTTAATGATCCATCAACTGACAAAGATCCCGCAATAAAGTAATTACCAGCTTCTCCTACCAATTCCTGTTCTACAGTTCCCTTGTCAAGTGTTATTGAAAAATCTGATATCGCCAATGTAGTATGAGACATATCCGTTGCATTAGCTTTAACTAATATAGTTGCATCATCACCTTTATAAACTGCTGAAGTTCCTACCATTTTTTATCACGCATCCGATATACAAGGAGAACTATAGGTAATCTTGAATGGGTCCATCACAGTATAATCTATACTAGCTTCAGTAATTGTATCTGCATCACCCATTGATATGTCATATCCTGTTACTTGACAAGACACCAAATACCAACTTAAATAAACTGCATCACTAGCATCAGATACACAACCAGATATAGCTAAATATTGATATTTTCCAGCTGCTCCTGCATCTACTAAATTCAATAAGAAATCAGATACTCCACTTGTAGCAAACTTTACAGAAGTTAATGAACCATCAGCTGATAAAGCTCCTTGATCAAAATAATTTCCCACCTGTCCTACCAAATCTTGTTCAACTGTACCTCTATCTAATGTTAGTGAAAAATCTCCGATTCCAAAAGCTGTATGAGTATGATATGCATCAAATTTGGTCATTATATCAGCTGTAATTGAATTACCAGAATGAGCAGCAAACCACAAATTGGCATCTCTTCCTGTTACTGTTCCTGCCATTTTTCATCCTATATATTACAAAATTATTAACTTACATCAATCATCATGAAACATCAGGAAACTATAAGACTGAAGTTTACGATAAACATTCTTTTCACTATCATAAGTATCACTATCTGAAATTTTTCTACATCCTCCAGATGCAATCATAATGGGTACTATAGCATCGGATATTGCGTAAGTCTCTTTTCTACTTGTTGTAGAAAATATATCTAGCTGGAGAGTAGTTTCTTCTCTCCTGAATTTAGAACCTGCCGCTGCTGTTTTATAACCGAGATATCCATAGTCCATACCACCCGTTTGAGTTATCAAAATACATGGAAAACTATCTAATTCTTTTGGCCAACCAATTTTTATATCAGTTTTGTCAACCAAATCTGTAATAGTTGAAGTACTACATAAGTATCCTCTGATATCACGAAATGCTTCAGTTGACATCACATACTCCTAATAGCATCTGTTAAATGTTTATAAGCAATTAATTCCATTTCACTACCATTCACTACCAAATCTGTTGCTCTCTGTAAGTAATGTTTCCCTTCTTGTAACTTGAAAGAATATCTAGGACCTAAATTTATTCCTTGATTAGCTCCTATAGCGAAAGGAGGACCTCCACTAGGTTGCCTTACAACCATACCACCAATTGCTCCATATTCTACTATAAATGCATGAGGAGAAGTACAAGTTAATGTCTTTCCTTCACTAGTATCCTCAATAATCCAATTACTTGTACTTGTTATATGAGGGTCATTTAAAGATAAACCCCACTTCAAATCATTCATAACATTTTGAATAGCAACATCACGAATTCTTATTAATATTTCATCCATCGCCATATTCATACGTTTAGGTATTGTGTGAGCCATAGTATTAAAAGATTTTATAGTCCTATCTAAACCAGTTACTTTTACACTTATCATGTTATCAACGCTATATAAGCAGTCTTATGATGCGTAGAAGAATCAGTCTGAACTTCTCTAACTTTATACACTTCAGAACTATAGGTAATTCTATCACCCCTAACAACAGATTCTGCATCATCCATATACACCTTATACCGAACATCATCAAAGAGACCTGTATTATCTAATCTCTCTGAATTAGATAGAGGATTCACTCGACAAGAGATAGCAGAAGTTCCAACTGTATAAGTTTCTAGAGTTTCACCAAAATCATTAGTTGTAGTAGATAATACATGTAAATAAATAGAATGCACTAACAAACTTTCGAAAGTCATCAAATCCTCCCTTTATTGTAGTAATGAACATTTCGGTGACATTCCGAACAAAGTGGTATAAGATTACCTTTATGATTAGTACCACCGTAACCTAAAGGTATTATATGATGAAGATGCAAATCACCCTTGGAATATGTTTGACACTTTGCACATTTGTAATTATATTCTGCAAATATTGCAAAGCGCAGTTTATTCCAATTTTCTGGATATCTTTCGTCTGGTCTTGTATACCTAGCCATTTACTTTATAGAAACCCCAATTTTTTGTTGCCAAAGATTCTAATATCTCTATGGCCATTTTCTCCCAAGTTTTTGAGATAACAAATGGACTAGACTGTATATCAGTACCTCTAGAAATTGGCTGAGCCATTACATATCTATAATCACCTAATTGTTCTTCAGATAATGTGAAATGTTTTCTAGCTAATGTTGGGGCATGAATCAACTTTGATGCTATCAATAATAGAACTGGAATTCTACCATCAGATCCAGTTACTCCATATACATTGTAGACAAATGACTCTACAGATTCTATTTTTATTAGTATCTCTGCAGTTGTCACATCATCATAATCAAGATGTGGCGTAAAGAAATTACGAACATCCATCTCTCGAACCATTGTTGGTGTATAATCTACCATACTTAATCGCTTCCTTCTCCTACTCTTGGTAATAATTTATTTATATACACTTTCTTCCTTGGTCGTACACTTGCATCTATTGGGAAAGGATCTTGCCATATATACCAAGTATTAGGATCAGTTGAACCTCCACCTTGCGGTACAGATACTTCTAAATCCTCCAACTCTTCATCTGAAAACCCTTCCCTATCTAATAGAGCTTTCTGCCTATCTTCCTCGTAAGACTTTTTAAGCCACTTTTGATTGTCACCTTGACCATGTAACATACTTATTCAGAACTATATGTAGTTCTAGTACTAAATAATGGAACATAGTAAGATGCACCCGTTGGTCCATATGTACTACCAGAGACTACGTGAATTTTCAACCAACCAGATGAACTAGCTGCCACTAGAAATGTTCTACCAAGAGTTCCACCTGTAGCAGAATATCCTGTCCAACCTTCAGATAATCTAGTATTCTCATAAAATAGAAATCCCCTACCATCTTTTTTTATTGAGAGTTTTTCTACTTCCAATACTGGAATTTTTGATCCTGTCATACTTACCACACCTACGAAGATAAATTAGTATCTATGTTGCTAAACAGTGGTATGTAATAAACAGCACCAGTAGGTCCATAAGTACTACCAGAAATTATATTGACTCCAATCCAACCAGATGAACTAGCAGCTGGAAAGAATTTTGTGATAGCATTAGATACATTAGATGATATACCGGTCCAAGTTTGTCCAAGATGGACATTAGTACCATCATTATATAGTAATATACCTCTACCATTATCAGTAATCATAAGATTTTCTATCTCTAATACTGGGATTTTACTTCCTGTCATAATCCCAACCTCATTTATTTAACGTAATAACATACATAAGAAAAACAAAACATTAAAACATAGTTCATTAAATCTACTTGTGGTAGATGAACGCACCTGCGGGTTCTCTAAGAACGTCTGTTCCAAATCTCATAGTAATAGCAATTCCCATAAGATCATGGATTGGATCATCATATTGTTCAACAGTAAGATCTCTTCGCATACAGAGAACAGCAGCATCTGCTTTTGATAATACTATTGCTGTGACATCAGAACCTGCAGTTGTATCATCCCAAACTGGTGAAGCTGCATCAGTTACGGTACAAACATATGGAGTTAATCCCATAATTTTGCTGCCGACACTTGCACTTCGAAGAGCCTCTGTTCCACCTGCATATGAACCATACGCTAGATTTGAGTCTTGCAACAGATATGCTTCTGCAGTTGGATGAAGAATCAAAGTATCTGGTAGATAGTTTTGTTTCTTTATTTTACCAACAGTTTGAGCGATATCAGATATTGCTATGTGAGGTCCTGCCGGATTTGTAGTTACCTGATCAAATTTGTAAGTTCCTTGAACCATCTGGTAAAGAATCTGCCTGTTAAGACAATTCTCCATACGAGCACCTGCTTTCTTAAGTTCTAATTCTATGATGTCGAAGAGCGAATCTTCTATCAATTCATTAGTAATTAATGGGCGAGTACCATATTTATCGATAGTGATATCTTGTTTCTCATATGTTTGAGTATCAATATCAATAGCACCACCTTCTGCGATTTTACCCGCATAGGTTCCTGCTTCACCTTTTACAAATCTTACAGAGTATGATCCAGTATTTATCGTTGGAACAACATCCCTCATACAACGGAATGGTTCAGCTCCTTCAATAACAGTCTTGTAGACCTCTTCCTGAACCAATGTAGAGTCAGCTATTGCAGTGGCTTCAGATTGTAGTAAATCGTGAGCCTCTTTTCCAATTATTGTTTGAAATGCTTGTTTACCGAGCATCCTTTTTTGTTCTGCTCCACCAGCAAAACCATATTCCAAAAGCTTAGTTAATTTTGACATATTTTCCCTTAAATATTTTACAACATTAAAAACATAAAACATAAATAAACATAAATTTAGTTTTAAACTAAAAGAATTCTTGCTGTACCAGCAGTAGTAGCCTGTGTTTCTAAAGCTACACCTATTTTGTTGGCTGCGGTTCCTGTATTTGAAATCTTCCCCTCTGATCCAGAGCAAAAGATGTCATCTCCAACTGTACATTTAGATGATCCTAAAACTATACACCGAACTATACTACCTTTTCCAGCTACTGCTATTGGTTCATTATTTGATTTATCATACACTGCAACTCCAATGAAAGCATCTGTATTATCTGTAGCAGGAAATACCTTCATTGTATCATTAGGTATTACACACTGACCACCATACACCGTACCACTAGCAATAAGACTGAATGCTCCTGGACCCCCAGCGATTGTGATATCATCTGTAGGTTTTGTGAATGTCATTTGTTATCACTTAACCTATGTCAACATTACTCTAACAGTACCATTATTAGTACCCTGAGTTTCCAAAGCAACACCTATCTTATTTGCAGCAGTACCCGCATCATCAACTCTACCTTGATAAGAAACCATTAAGTCATCACCTACACCCACAGCAGTTCCTGATACAATACATCTTACAATATTACCAGGACCATAGATCATAAGTTTACCACCATCAGTTTTATCATAAGCTGCAACACCAACGAAAGCATCTGTGTCAACAGTACCTACTGCACATTCAAATGTACCATCAACAATAAGACATTGGCCTGCTATAACATCGGCTCCGGCAGTCATTGAAAACCAACCAGCGCCTTCCTGAATACAGATATCATCTGTAGGACCTACGAATGCCATATTCTATCTTTTCCTTTTATTAGATAACATCTATCGAGAAAATTCTCGAGACGTAATTGTACCATTTAAACAGACAATAGGATTATCCACTTCTAACTCTTGCTCTTTATGGGTATCCTTAACAGTTTTCTGATCAACTTCTTCAGGTTTCTCTTCAGATTTAGTTAATATCTCAACTCTCTTTTCTAAAGATGCCACTGCATCATTACTGGCCTTCAAAGCAACTTTCAATTCTCCAATAGCTTCTTCTTTTGATTTATCATTTTGGAGTTCTGTAATTGCCGTGAGAATCATACTCAAAGTTTCCTGAATTGTATTTGATTTATCTTCGACTGGTTCTGATTTGACTTCGGGTTTGGCTTCTACAGATTCCGGATCTGATTTCTTTTTCATATCCTCATCTTCATCCTCTTCCTCTTCCTTGTCTTCATCTACTTTTGCCATATTCTCTACGATTCCAACTAAAGAATTAATCTTCCGTTCCATCTCTTCCATTCTCTCTTCCATTGAAAGTTCTATCTCTTCACCTTTTTCTTCAGTTGGCTCTTCTATAGTTTTCTCAGCCTTGACTTCTGGTTCTTGTATTTCCTCAATTTTTGTTTCATCTGCTTTTTCTTCAGTCATATGTTTTTCCCCAATATTATTACTTATTTCACATACATCATTACTTATATAAGCATCATACTTTGATTTAGATAGAATGATGAACCCAGAACCTTTATTGATAGGTTGGGTACACACCGACACCTCAAATATATTGATCTCGTCTAATACCGTGACACACTTATCATCATCACATTCTTGGTGTGAAAGTAAAACCTCACACCCAATAGAAAATCCATTCAACTTTCCCTCAAGAATAGATTCCCAAATCTCATCAGCAGTTTTAATATCTTGTCTGATTTCACAGACAATAAATAACCCAGTCTCATCCACGCCAGTGACATTCTTACCGTACTTCTCTATAATCCTACCTACCTGAATGTTCTTGTGTACTAGCATCACATTGGCGTAATGTGGATCTGCTAGTAACGATTGCATACCTTTAGACAACACTTCTATAGGGATTATCTGCTCATCTGAATCCATAACTGCTATTGAAGCATAACCTGCTATAATTCTCCTTTTTGAATCTTTCTTTAATTTAAGAATTTCTAAACTTCCTTTTAAACTTAATTTTATTCTTTGCATTTCTAACCTACATAATTCGCTAATACAGTTCCAAATATACCTACCATAACTACAAATATCAAACCAAGAATCCATTTCATATTTCTGGAATTAGTTTCAATCTTTGTCAATCTGTGTTCTATAGTTGTGATATGATTACCTAATTTATTATCTATTTCATCTAATCTATTATTATGACTTTCTAATTCCTTGAGAACAAGTTTCCCATATTCTCCCCATCCATTATCTTCAGGCATCAGGATACACCCCAGCAGCTGGTATTGTTGTACTTAACACCCATGTATCTTCAAGTGCTTCACCACCATGTTTCTCATTAGGTGTAAAATATATCCCATCACCAACACAAAGGATACCTTCTTTTTCATAGGAATGTTTTCCTTCCATTCGTGCTGGATTTTTAAACTCTCTCTTAACTTTAAGTTTACCTTTATAAACAAGACAATATTCATGTTCTTTATGTTGATGTTCTGGTACTTTAGTTCCTTTACTCATGAATACTCGTTGCACAGCAATTGCTGGTTCTTTATGTAAACCAAATCCTATAAATGTTCCATCCTCTTCAGATTGATATTCAATAAAATCACAACCTGGATTAGTCATTTTCAACTTCGGAGTAAGTTCCTTTAATTTCTTTAGATTTTCTGACTCCATTTACATCACTAATTAATATCCCTAACTTGCAGTGGTTTCCAATAACCAGTTGATAATGCACCAGACCAGACATATAATCCAACACCTAATATATTACCATCAGTAATACCAGATGGTTTGAATCCAGTAAAATTTATAATGCTAGTAGATGAAGATAAAGATGTAGTACTTAAAACTCCACTGTGTCTATAAGATCCAATCAAAGACATATTCACTCTCTCTTATTAAAACTCACATTCTTCACATGTAGATAAATCTTCACTAGTAGCAATCTCAATATCTTCTTTAGATGCTACTTCATAAGATCCATCTGTCATTTTTAATATGTAATTATATTTTTTAATTTCTTTATTCTGCAAATCTAGGAGCTTCTTTTCCACTCCATCAACTTTCTCTTTGAGCCCATCAAGTTCATCATTACTCTTTTCATATTCAATAAATGTAATTTTTTTTAATTCTTTAATTTCATCCAATTTAATTCGTTCTAACTCTTCTTCAACTTTGATTTTTTCAATTCTCCTTTTATACTCACTCAAAAGTAAATCATCCACCATAGAAATTTCCTCTATTTAACATCCTAACATTATATAGATAGGGATCTATAAGTTATCACAACTTCAACATAATAACTGTCAAGCCATGCATCACCAAACATACCACCAGTTGCAGAAATATCACCTTGGGCTGCAACTTCAAGTACACCACCAACTACCCATTCATCAAAATCAGATGTTTTCTGAGCAGTTAATGTACGTGGCGCATCACATGGAGAACCTTCCGAACCAGTGCAGTTATATGTATCCTTCTCAGACCAACTTCCTTCTTCTTTAATCCATAATGAAATCCAGTTACTATCTTCAGATGCACCACCACCATCACCAGTTGCTTTCCAAGTGATGTCTATTTGTGTTATATCAGCAATATCTTCAGTTATAGTAAAATCTGCACTATGATATGGATACTTGTTATCAACATTC